TTGCTGACCGAGATGCTCAGTATCTTGCCTTGGCAATGGACATGATGATGCCTATGGAGGACGACGCTTGGAAGGCAATGTATGACCGCCTTAAGAGCCGTGGCGCTGACGGCAACATCAACTGGTTTACTACGTTCCTTACTCCTTATATCAAAACCCCTCTTAACGCCCACAAACACCACTTCTATTACACACAACCTCTCCCTGGTACTCCTGTTCCTACTGGTTTAGGGCTTGAAGCTGCTGTTGGTGTTCGTCGGTTTATTGATAAAAACGCTGATTCTGACAAAATAGCCACCAGTATTCTTGGGTTCCAAAGCAAACTGTTTAGCAAAGATCCAGCCACTAGAGCTCGCGCTCGTTCTGGCTTGACGCTTTCTACAGCCATGAACGTTGGTGTGCTATCTCTTGTAGAAACTAACGCTCTTGAAATTACTGGTGGTCAACGCGATCAGTATCAAGAAGCTAATGGTGCTTACATCCCGATGTACAGCATCAAAATTGCTGGTCAATGGGTTCCGTATCGTTGGTTGCCCTATGTAGGAGAACTACTGGCTTATGCAGCTAACTTCAGGGACTTCCGTAAAAGTGCTTCTGATTCAGATGTAACTCGTATTGTTGGTTCGTCAATTATGGCAATGGGAGCTACTTTGATGGATACTCCTGCTTTGGCTGGTATTGACACCGTTATTTCTATTCTTGAAAAACCTAAAGACGCTGAATATTTCATTCTTGACTTTGCTGAGCGTGTTGGTGGCGTTAGGTTTCCTGGTCTCCGTCAAGGTATTTTGAGGGCCACTAACGAGGCTTATGGAGCTCGTCCAGTGCTGTCTGGTGAAGGTGCTGGTGTTGTGTCAGTTAAAGAGCCTGATCCCCGTCTTGGCGAAGATTTATCTTATTGGGAGCAATGGGCTGAAGGAACTAGAGATGTATTAAAAATTGGTAAATTTGTTGCTCAAGGTGCTGCTTTATTTGCTAACCGTCTTGGTATTCTTCCTCTTGTTGAAGGTATGGATGGATTCCTGTCAGAAGCAAATTTAAAAGCTGTTAAGCAAGGTGATTATCGCCAAGCTCATTGGTACAAGCCTGGTGATGTGATGTACACCGGCCCCACTCAAGCCAGTGTAATGACCACATTTTTGGGTCGTCATTGGCCTGTTCCTAACGCCTCTGACGTTGTGGACATGGAGTTGTTCCGTCACGGTATCAAACCTCCTGGGCAAGTATTTCAAGGTAAATACGGCATTGTGGCTAACGATGTAATGGTTAACCGTTTCCGTAGGTTCCTTGGTTCTGAGTATCGTGATGATGCTGGTCGTTCTGTGTATCAAGCCTTTAAAGACCTTGTAGAAAACAGAACTCCCATTCCTGGTACTGAGGGAGTTTATTACAAAGACCTTATTGATGATCCTAAAAATTCTTTAACCCTTGATGCAAAACAAGCTCCTTATGTTGATGCAACTGATCAAATGACTAAACGTATGGCACTAATGGAGTTACGCAGCTCTATGGTTCGTGATGCTGCTGAAGAGTTTCTTAGCAACGGAATTGAAACCGTAGACGAGAAGGGTAAAGTGAATATAAAGCCGATCACTTACGGCGCTCCTGTTGATGCTCAAAAGGCCTACCAACGGTATCAAAAAGCTAAAACAGAACAAGACATCCTGAAGCTGATTTACTAATGGCTTACGCATCAGTCACTTACACCAGTGCTTCTGGTACAACGTTTGCCCTTACTAATAGCAGTGGCAACCCTATTCAATACCTAAGGCAAGCTGACATTGCTGTAACCGTTAACGGTATCCTCAAAACCCAAGGTACTGATTACACTTTTAATAGCGCTGGTACCGCCATTGTGCTTGGTACTGCTGTTAGTGGTGCCACAGTTGTTATTACTCGTACAACCAGCATTACAGATGCCAGTGTCAGCTTTACAGCTGGTTCAACACTAACGGCACAAGATCTTAATAACTCAGATAAACAGAACCGATTTGCTCTTCAAGAGTTTTCGGATACCTATGGTGCTCTAACTACTGGTAGTGGTGACCTGAGTGCTCTTGCTGGTTTTATTGGTAGCAGTGAAACCTGGCTTTCTGATAACGCTCACGCTCCTACTACTGGTGCTGTTGATAATCGTATTGACAGCAAAATTACAACCAACAACGCCAACGTAATACTGCGAGATGGTTCTCAAGCAATGCAAGCTGCCCTGTCTTTGGGTGGCTTTAAGATCACAAACCTTGCAACACCAACCAGCAACACTGACGCTTCTACCAAGGCGTATGTAGACAGCAACGTTGGTTCTGTAAGTGCTTCGGCTACTGCTGCTGCTGCAAGTGCTGCTGCTGCTTTAACTAGTGAAACGAACGCAGCTTCCTCTGCTAGCTCTGCTTCAACGTCAGCTTCTAACGCTTCTACCTCAGCTTCTAACGCTTCAACATCTGCTAGCTCTGCTTCTACCTCTGCGTCTAACGCCTCTACAAGCGCTTCTAACGCAGCCACTAGCGCTACTAACGCTGCCAACAGTGCCACCTCTGCCGCCAGTTCTGCTGCTTCTGCTTTGGCTGCGTTTGACAGCTTTGATGACCGTTATCTAGGTGCTAAAGCTACCGACCCTACTGTTGATAATGATGGAGATCCGCTGAATGCGGGTGACCTTTATTACAACACCACCTCTTCGGTGATGAAGGTCTATACCGGCTCTGCTTGGGTGGTGGCTTATGTACCTGGTGATGCTGTCAATATTAGCTTTACGCCTTATGGCAATATTTCATCAACTAACGTTCAAAACGCTATTCAAGAAGTTGTTGATGAATTAGCACCTGACAAGATCAGCGAAGGCAACTCAAGTGTTGAAGTTGTAGATACTGGCACTGGCGAGATTGTCTTCACCGCTGATGGCAGCCAAATCTCCAAGATCACTGCATCTGGTGGTTACTCAGGTACTGGCTCCGACATCAGGCGCTTGGCCGGTGGTGTCATGTGCTCTGAGCTTAATGCTGATGGCGTCACCCTTGGCGTTCGCAGTATTGGAGGTGGTAACAAGTCAGAGCTTCGGTTCCTTGGTAATACTGTTTCAGATTGGGTAGGTTTTAAGGCTCCTAGCAGTCTTTCTAGTGCCATTATCTGGACTCTTCCTAATGCTGACGGTACCAGTGGTCAGGCTCTTAAAACTAATGGATCTGGAACTCTGTCTTGGGGTCTTGCTGGTGGTGCACTGGGTGGAGGTACTGATCAAATTTTCTATGAAAACGATCAAACCGTAACCACCAATTACACTATTAGTACAAACAAAAACGCTATGACTGCTGGTCCAGTAACTATTAACTCGGGGGTAACAGTTGTTGTGCCTTCTGGCTCTGCTTGGAGCATTGTTTGATTATGCCTATTACTATTAACGGATCCGGAACCGTAACCGGAATTACAGCAGGCGGCCTGCCCGATGGCGTGATCACCACGGATGACATTGCGGCAGATGCTGTCACCAGCGCAAAGATTGCCAGCGGCGCGATTGTTGACGCTGATGTCAATGCAAGTGCTGCGATTGCCGACTCCAAGCTGACCGGCACAACCTGCAAAGCGTGGGTGAACTTCAACGGCACCGGCACCGTAGCAATCCGCGCCAGCTACAACGTGAGCAGCATTACGGATAACGGGACGGGCGACTATACGGTGAACTTCACGACGGCGTTAGCGGATGCGAACTATAGTTTTGCGGGCATGGCTCAATATGATACAACTGGTGGCGGAGATCGCCGCATTGGTGTATCACGAACCGCCAATGCTATTGCATCTGGTTCAGCAAGAATTAACACGCTTGACGGATCAGGCAGCAATGCCGACTTTCTAGTCGTTGCCTTTGTTGTCTTCCGCTAAGACCATGAAACGAATCATCTACCAAAACGAGACCGGCGGTGTCTCCATCATCATCCCAACCGAGTCCGTCGAACTGGCTCTCAAGGATGTCCCCGAAGGCGTGCCCTACGAGATTGTGGACGAAGCTGACATCCCAGCCGACCGTTATTTCCGCAATGCGTGGGTCATGGGCGACTGCTGCGTGGAGCACGACCTCGATAAGTGCAAAGAGATTG